TTTGCCATTATGGAAGACCATAGGATTGGTTGTAGCCCTGATGGTTTATTTGGTGACACTGGCCTAGAAATAAAATGCCCAATGGCCTCTACGCATTGTGCCTACCTTCGGGCTAATAAACTCCCCAGTACCTACGTTCAACAGGTGCAAGGGACTATGCTTTTATTGGGGCTTTCGTCATATTGGTTTATGTCGTTTCATCCTGATATAAAACCACTCATCATTGAAGTGCAGCGCGATGACGAGTTATTAGCACTGGCTGAGCCATTGTTAATTGAGACTGCTGAAATCATTAAATCTGAAACTGAACGATTGAGGAAAGAGAATGACTAATTACGACAACAACAACCGTGGTGCATTGTGGAAGAACGACAACCAGACCACTGAAAAGCATCCAAATCTCAAAGGTAGCGCAGAGATAAATGGCGTTAATTACTGGGTTTCTGCGTGGACTTCTAAAGAAGGTGGTAAAAAGCCTTTGGTCAGCCTTTCGTTTACTCCGAAGGATGAAAGCCCAAGCGTTCCTGCTGTAGCTTCACCTGAAGATGACTTTGATTCAGACCTACCATTCTGAGGAGCTTATGATTGATTTTGGGAAAGCATTAAGAGCTGCCCAAGAGGAGCAAGGCGTAACGTCGGTAGAACTGGCGAAACGCTTTGCTGTTCATAAGCAGCAGATAAGTCGTTGGAGATACCAACAGGACGCTAGTTTGTCTTTAATCTCTAAACTTGCAAAGGAACTTGAAGTAGATGAGCTAGAGTTCATTGCTAAGGGGCTACCATGATGGTATTTCAGACAGCAACAGATGCAATTGAAGAAGCTGTCTTCTGTGCGGATGCTGAGCATATTCCTTACGTTATCGTGTTTGATGATAAAGGGTTTGGTGTATGTCCATACGACGAGGTTGAGGACATATCCTTAGTAATGGAATATATCACTTGCACTTATCTATGAGGCCACGGCACTACGCAGCAGAAATACTGGCGCTTAAGACCAGAGAAGAAAGGAGGGAGGCTTTATCTAAAGTGCCTCCTGACTACCAAGAACGTGTAAAACTTTATGTGGAGAATGAATTTGCGCGAAGGAAACACACTCGCAGACCTTGAGCGGATAACCGCCGAGTTTGCACAGGCAGAAGCTGAGAAGCAATATCTAATGGAGTTTCGTAAATCCAAGAAAGCTATCTTGATGGCAGAAGCTGAACGATCAGACCATTCTATGCCGATTGCCAAACAGGAAAGATATGCGTACTCTCATCCTGAGTACCTTGAATTACTAGAAGGGCTAAAGGTCGCAATAGAAAAAGCAGTCCTTTTGCGGCATAAGATTCAAGTAATGAACATGAGATTTGAGCAATGGCGAAGCAAGCAAGCGACTCTGAGACAAGAAATGTCTATAAGATAAGCGATGAATTGAAATTCTTGTCTATGATCTATCCAGTAACAAGCAAGTTATTTAGTATTAAGTTGCTTGAATCACGCATGAAAGAAATGGATTCTAAGACCAGACTTCGTGCTATTCGGGTAATTAATTCATTGCAAACTGGAAAGCCTTATAGATTATGAAACTCAAGCCAAAGGTAAAATCTAGCAAAGTCCTGCGTCAAGAATGCCTCAAAGCTATCCAGAGACTTTGTAGGTTAGCCGCAGCGGATGATGACGGTAACTGTGCTTGTGTTTCTTGTGGTTGTGTTAAGCATTATTCAGCACTTCAGGGAGGACACTTTTTAGCTAAAGGCTCGTCTAGTTACTGGGCCTTAAGAATAGAGAATGTCCACCCTCAGTGTGCCTCTTGTAATATGTGGGGCATGAGGTACGGCTCAGCAGCTCAGCAATACACTTTGTGGATGGAAGATATGTACGGAAGAGACTTCGTGGAGGAAATGATTGCCACTAAGTCTGACCCTATCAAACTGTACAAGGCTGACTATGAAGAAATGCTTGAAGAGTTTAACGAGCAAATCAAACATCATGAGAATCGGCTGAGATGATTGACGTAACCCTTACTAAAGAAGAGCAGTTAATATGCCAAGAGAAAGCTGAGGCTAGGTACAAAATCGCTCGTGAGTTAGGGTTAAAGCAATTACGAATAGATAAATCACCTATGAATGTAGATCTGCTAGGCGTTCAAGGAGAGATGGCGTTTGCTAAGTTATTTAACCTGCATACTCCTATGGTAGAGCATGGCGCAGACGCTGGCTGGGACTATGAAATTAACGGCATTACCATAGATGTTAAGACTGCTTCCAAGCCGCACTACAGATTAATATTTAGAGAGTTACCAGCATTTAAGGCCCAAGTTGCGGTACTTGTCGTCAAGATAAGCGAAGATGTATTTCGCATAAAAGGTTGGGCAAGTAAGAAAAACTTTATCAATTGGTCAAAACCAATGGATGATGAAGGATTTGCATTAGAAGATAACCACCTTCGAAAGATACAAAACCTTTGGCTAAATACAGCCATAAAGGGCTTAAAATGACTGAGTTTATTTTTGCAATGTCGTCCCAAGAGATGACTGACTATCTAAGCAATGAGTTCCATGATCTGCCAGATGAAGCTAAAAGATGTATTGCTACCATGATGGCTATGATTATGGATCATACCGATTTTCTTGAAGAGCAAGGTCTAAAGGAAAAGTTTGAGTTTGAATACGACAGTAACGAAGGGGAATTGCATTGAAATCCACAGACTATCAAGTAGCTGGTGACCACTATAAAAAGCTCAAAATTCAGCCAATAGAATACATCATGGCGAATCAATTACCCTTTGCAGAAGGTTGTATAGTGAAGTATGCGACTAGATGGAGAGATAAGGGCGGTATTGATGACCTACGCAAGATAAAGCAGTTCTGCGATTTTATCATTGAGTCAGAGTTGGAAAAGCTAAAGAACGTCCAACCCTAATAGTGACCCTTCCTGATTAGGTCAGTAACCTCTATAGCCCTGTTACCGACCTGATTAGCCCACTTTGAGTCAAGAAAATGGGCAGCAGCTTCGTCAAACAAGCCCTCTTCCATGCTTTTCAAAGCGTTCTTAAAAGTCATTAGACGAGTCATACCCAAGTTAAAGCACAGATTAATCATTGCATCTTGTCTGGCTCTGCACAGCTCTGGATACCACTTGAAGTTCATGATTAACTCTCTGTCACAACGCTCAATATCGTTGTCTAACAGATACAGCACCTCATCCTCAGACAGACCTATAGAGTCTAAATTCCTACCAACCCCAATAGTAATTTCATCTGTCAATACATCTTCGTAAGGCTTTAATCTCATGCCTTCGTGCTTGATTAAGAGGCGCTGCAATCTATTCACGACTTTCTGAAGAGTCCCACACTATTAAAGAGAGTAACAACAGCAGCAGCAATATCATGCCCCACAGGCTGTAGCTTATCAAACGACTCATCAATATCGTCAGCTTTTTCAATAGCTGCTTTAAGCATGACATCAAACGCAGCAAGTTTTGCCTTGCCTGCGCCATCATCAGGGATAGTCTCTTCTATCAATTTGACTATCTCTACCGCTGTATTCCAGAGCTTCCGCACCCAAGACAAATAGGTCATAATGTTCATATTTCACACTCCACAGTGAGTAAGATTGTTTCAACACCCCATACATTAGGCACAACCTCCACCCAATGTGGGTTTACTATAACAGGCTTTACGCCAAGACTACATCCCGACTTTCTCAGATGTTGAGAGTGTAAGCACCCAGTTGACAAGAGCGAGAATGCCAACAGCCACAGAATCAACGGTAGCCTCGTCCACTGGTACTGCATACCCAAATGCCTCCGCTGCCTGAATAACTGCCCAGATAACCCCTGTAAGCGCCGTAGCGGTCATCTGACGGCTTTTCCACTTGGCTGGGTCTGATACTGCTTTGCCTTTCTGTAAGAGCGTAATCGCCGCTTTTGCCTTCTTAATCATCTTCTACGTCTTCCAGTAAGTTATATGATATGGAGGTTTTGTATATGTCTAACAGCCCGATAATCGTAATCTGATTAACGCCTAGCTCAATATAATGATCAACCCACTCACCTAAACGGTCTAACGCTTCCTCTGTCAAACGGTCATTCCGTACATCTGGAAACTCAATAGTGGTCATCCTATATACCTTACGGCTGCGCCGATTGCCGCTGCTAAGACTAGCCAGACTATACGCTCGGCTGATTTACCTTTAATTACGCTTTCAGATAGACGGTCTACCTTGTCGTCTAAGCCATTCACTTTAGATTCAATAGAAGACTGACGATTAAACACGGTAACTAACTGCTCCTCAACACGCGCTAGAGAAATAACCGCCTCCTGTAGCTTGTCAATTTTAGCTTCAACTCGGTGTAATCGGTCTTCCATCTTCATACCTATAGCGTCAGGTCAGGAGCTTTACGAGAAGCTCTGATTTGGTAAACGTGACGGATAACTTCACCACCGTCTTTGTGAAATACGATTTGAGTCATTACACTAGCAGAGTTATATCCTGCTCCTGCATGCCACGAATCAGGCGGGGCGAGTGTACCAAAAGTTTCCACGAAAACGCCGTTGTCAGTCTCTATTAAGTTCTGGTGATGAATATGACCTACTAACCATTTTCGGTAGTTAGTAGCAGCCCATTGCTCTGGCAGCATCTTAGGCAAAATAGCTCCTAGCTT